ACAATGCAAGCAGGATTTTCCCATTCAAAATACCCTTTGTTTTTGGTTGCAAAATCTTCTAATGCTGGGTTTATGTATGGATAACCACCTCTGTATTCACCATAATAGTCAGCAGCATCATCGCCATTTTCAGCACTAATGTACAACTGACCATCCCTTATAAACGACTTTGGTTTTTTGTAAACCTCAACCAAATCAGCACCAGCAAACTCAAAAGTCATAAGTTTTGGCAGTTTTTTTTGTAATAATTCAGCGTTCATTTTAATTTAATCTCCATCAAAGCATTACAAGCACTTTTTAACTGTTTTCTTAACGCAATGTTTTCGTTTTGCAAATCAAGTAATTGTTTTTCTAATACTTCAATTCTTGACTTGACCCTAGCTTTTTGAACTGGGTCACGACTTTGATTAAATACTAACTTTTGTGCGGCTAAACTTTTTTCTAAAATATTGCTATTCATATATCCCCCTTAAGCTGCTAATTTACCAACACAACCATACCCATAGCCGTCATCACCCATGCTATAGACCCGACCTGCTGTCTTACTAACTGCTGTATCACACAAACTTGTTTCTGCAACTTTGTTATTAATTATTCTTTGAATATCATAAGGAGCAAAACCTCTTTTTAAACTATCTGCGTTTTCAGAAACTTTGCTAATACTAGCTGCATTGTCGTAACTGCTGACATAAACAGTTACTTCGTTGTCTAAACCATATTCATTACACACATCAACAATTACGCCAGTTAAAAACACACTTGTCAATTTTCTGTTAACAAACACAAAATCAGCACCAAATTTAACTTCTTCACCATCCAAATTTGCGTAATTTTGTCCTTTGTAATCTTGCATACCATCAAAATAAGAACCTTCAAACACGCTAATTACATCTTCGACTTGTTTTGAAGTTGGGCCGTCAACATACGAAATGTTTATTGAAGCACCGCCAGCATAACTGCTGCTTTTTACGCTAAATTTCACACCTGCAAATGATTCTTTTAAAGCTGCTCTAATTAACTTTGCTGTATCTACTACGCTAATGTATTTCATTTTGTTCCCCCGAAAAAATTAATCAACATACATAGGTTAAGCCAACTTAACATTTATTGCAAGCGTTTTATGCTGTGTAGCAAAAATACAACAAAAATGCGTTTTGATTCATAAATGTTACATAAAGTCGGTTAATGTAATCTTTATATACCTTTATGTATAGATTTTGGCTTTATTTATATACTTATAGGTTAATGTATATATAACTTATATATAACTTGCCTTTTGGTGAACGGAACCCAGCCATCCTAGATTCCTTCAACTGTTTGCCTTTCGGAGCCACAGAACCCGCCAGTCGTTCAAGGAATAGGCACTAGCTTCGCCACCTATTTGTGTGCTGTTACATCCTTTATCCCCCAGTAGCACTTGTATCGCAGTCGCTGGTGTCGGTTCCCGCCCAACTGTGACCGCAGAAATAGAAAAACCCCATAAGGTTGCTCTAAGGTGAAGTCGCTTTAGAAAAGACCAGCCAGCCTTTCCAAAACGCTCAAAGCAACCCTATAGGGTCTTAGCTGGTAATACTAAACAGACTTCACTCTGCCCCATTAGTATAACTCAGTTTTAAATCAACGCAACTCAGGCCATATCAACTGGTATGAGTCGGGAAATAAGTCTTTACGGCTTACCAATCCTTTGGATTCTTGTTCTAACAAAGCCCCCAAATAAACCATTTTATCGGCAGGAATACCTGAGTTTTTCCACATAGACACCGCAGGTACGCTAATTTTGCAGATTTTGGCTATTTTAGTAGGCCCACCCAGTAACTCGATAATTTGGCTATCGGTAAACACGCTCTTTTTTTTCATAAATAAACAACCATTTTTTCTTTTTTCCATGTTTTATGGCATCGACCTTTTTGGGCTTTATCTTGGTTATTGTCCTTAGCTGTGCCTAAAAACAAATGGTCAGGATTTACACAAAAAGGATTGTCGCATTTATGCAAAACCCATAACTTATTTGGTATTTCGCCCCTAAACAATGTCCAACTAACCCTGTGGGCTGGTTTTCCTTTATAGCTGCCGTACTTTTCTTTAGAACACCTGTACATTGTGCGGTTGTAGGCTTTGTGCCAAATCCAGCAATCAAAAAATGGTATTCGTTCTATTTTGTTTAGGAAGTCTTGTATTACATTGCTCATTCAATTATCTTAACACTAAATTGTGTGTATTAACCAACACTTATCAAATAGTTTGCACTTTTTTTTAATTTGGCTTAATATGGTGGTACAGCATAAGCTGTTTACTTTTGGAGATGATTATGGATGACTTACAGCAATTACATAACGAAATGATGGCAGACCAAGAACGCCTTGAGATAGCTTTAGATAAGGCAGAGGATGGCGATATGTTGACTTTGGCAGAAATTGACCTAATCAGGTTTCATTGTGGCTTACCCAATAAGCGTAGGATTAGCCCCATTTTGGGTACGATTTTTGACGATTTTTCTAATATTTTTGGGGGGAAACAATGATTGTGACAGGCACAACTACAGAAAAGAAAGAGTTTAAGGTAGCCCCAGTAGGGTCGCACCTAGCTCGTTTATACCGAATTATTGACTTAGGTACACAGAAGTCGGAGTACATGGGTCAAGTGAAAATGCTACGCAAAGTGAAGTTTTTTTGGGAATTGCATGGCGATGATTTAAAGATTGAGGGCAAGCCCCTTATCCAAACACGCAACTACACGCTGTCGCTAGGCGATAAGGCTTCGTTACGGAAGGACTTGGAATCTTGGCGTGGCAAATCATTTACCGATGATGAGTTGCGTGGCTTTGACTTACGCAATTTGTTAGATAAATGGTGCATGGTTACTGTTCAGCATAGGACTGCTAATAACGGCAATACCTACGCAGATGCGGTGGCTATTACGCCAGTTCCTGCAATCGTACAGAAAGCAGGTGTTCCACAGGGCGTAAACCCTTGCGTATTGTTTGACTTGCAAAAGTTTGACCAAGAAGTTTTTGACAGCTTATCGCAAGGTTTAAAAGACCAAATCATGCTGTCAGCCGAGTACCGCAATACTTTTAATAAACCTGATGTAAATAAGCAGTTGCAAGATGCAGCAATTATTGATGACGATGTTCCATTTTAGGGGGTAACTTTTAGGAGCGAGCTATGAACCACATGATTAAAGACTTTATTGACCAAAAATATACAGTCAAGACCTTTCAAGAACGGGGCTACGATGAAGAAGTACCCATCATCGGATTTGCCCAAGATGACTTGGAAACTGTTATTAAGACTGTGGTTCAGGCTTGTGCCGACAGGGTTAAAAACTCAGACGATAGAATGGCTGTGCTACAGTTAATGTAATGTTTACTAGGGGGAATTATGTTAGTGAAAGAGAATACAAGTGAGAGTGGTCATTGGTACTTACCCGATGGCAGTCCAGCCTATCGCATCGTTGGCAAGAACGGGAAAGAAAGAAACTCAACTGTCAAAGACGCAAGAGAACATGGCTTATTGCCCTCAGTTACCACAATTATTGGTTGTGCGTCAAAACCCGCATTGGATGTATGGAAACAACAACAAGCCATATTGTCCGCTCTTACATTACCTCGCTTAGAGGGTGAGTCGGAAGAAGATTGGCTAAGTCGGGTTGTTGCTGATAGCAAGGAAACTGCCAAGCAAGCAGCAGAGCGTGGAACGCAGATACATGGGGTCATAGAAGCCTTCTACGAGGGTATTTACATACCTGAGCTACCACCCTATGTCCGAGCCGTAGAAAACGCCATAAACGAGCATTTTGGCTCACAGCTATGGATTTCTGAGAAGTCCTTTGCTTATGGTGGGTTTGGCGGTAAATGCGACCTAGTTGCCAAGTCAGGCTTTGTGGTTGACTTCAAAACGACTGAGAAAGACCTAGACAAGCTCGATTACTTTTTTGACCACCAAATGCAGTTATCAGCCTACCGACAGGGGTTTGAGATGCCCAAAGCTCGGTGTGCGATTGTTTATGTAAACGCCCTACAAAATAAGGCTAAACTAGTAGAGATACCTGAAGATGACCTGAGAATTGGGTGGGAATGTTTTACCCATTTATTAGCGTTTTATAGGGCTAAAAACAAACTATAATGATTACGGGGTGGCGGCAATCCCCCTGCCACAATCTCCTTCACACAGAGGGCCACCCCACCTTTACAGGGCGTTAAGCCATCGCAAGAGGATGTAGCAAGTAACGAATTTTGTGGCTTTCTGCGTTACAGGTAACAGCTACCAAATCTGCCCTGTTGCTTTTTAGCCACACATTAAATAATTCTTGCACAAATAGTTAAGTTGGCTTAATATTTAATTGTTGTTTAACTAAGGGGGATTTATGAAAGACTTTTTATTAGGTATGGTTGCAGGTGTGTTGGCATTTGGCATACCTGCTATTGTTTATGTGTGGAGAACTGGGGGTATATCGTGACCAGACAAGAAATGATTGATAAGCTATACCAAGCCTATCAGCTAATCCAAGAAGTCCATACGGCTGTTGAGCATAAGCCTGAATTAGCCAAGAAACACATCCATGTAGATAGTGAAGTCATGGCTTTTATTTACGATGTTGAAGATACAGAAAGTGAGGAGTTTGAATGAACCCATTTGTAGCTACAATTTTATTTGTGTTATTTGCAGTAGCGTGTACAACTCTAGGTTATGGTTTAGCGAGTTATTTATGAAACCAGTAGCGTGGCTGAGCCAAGGCGGTGATGTGTCAAGAAGTGCAGATTACTTTGTAGAAATGGGTTTTACAGACTTGATTCCACTCTATACCCATTCAGTAAAAGAACTAACAGATGAGGAAATAATTGCAGTAGGTAATGCAGTTGTAAACCATATTGATTCTAATGAAGGCTGGATTGAATTTGCTAGAGCAATACTAAGAAAGGCACAAGAATGAACATTCCATACAACAACGGCAAAGTCAGCATTGGTAAGTATTATGTGCCACCTAAGTATGTCGAGAAAGACGCAGATATGCTTGAGCT